AGTAAAACTTTGGCAGCCATAAAAAAAACCCTAGATGGAACCACTCACCTAGAGTCTTTTTCATTTTTCGTGCAGCAAGTTAACCACTCCTTGCTATCATTAGGATAACATATAATATAGATATAACACTTTTATCTCTGTGAATTTACCAGTAATTACTGACGAACTTATCAACAGTTTAGATAGTGTGTTTCCTGACAGGCATCCAGATCTATCTTTATCTGATAGAGAAGTATGGTATCGTGCAGGGCAGAGGTCTGTTGTTAACTATTTAATAGAACAGCAACTAAGACAAAAAGAAACTATGCTTACTGAAAGCGTCTTGGAGAATTAGCTATGTGTTTTGGAGGAGGTGTATCTAGAATAGAAACACCAGAATCGGAGTATGAAAACAGACCTGTTACTGTTAGCGGTTCACAGACAGGAGTTGATGACCCTAAAGATACAGAAAAAGCAACAGAAAGTTTAAAGATAAAAAGACAAAAGAAAGAAGGAACTTATGTAGATCCTAACCTTACAACTACAAAACTTTTAGGATCAAGAAAAAGTAGCAAAAGAAATCTTACAAAACAACAACAACAAGGTAGAGATGCAGCTAGAAACAGAGCAAAAGATGCAGCAAAGGCTAGAATGAGAAGTAAATATAAATCTAGTCCTACAGGCCGTAAGACAGGAGTTGCTTAATTATGTGTATAGGAAGAAGCAGACCCAAAGCACCCAAAGCACCTAAAGTTCCAAAACAAGAACCTATGGATTCACCTATAGAAAAGACTGCCACAAAGGTTCTTATAAGTGACGATAGATCTGTAGTAGATACTTATACTAAAAAGAAAAAGACAGGTACAAAAGTTACAGGTGGTAAAGTTGCTAGAGCTATGGCCCCAAGACGATTAGGTACTAGGTCTTTACAAATACCTTTACTTGCTAATACTGTTAGTTCTGGTAATTTAAATTACTCTTAAAATGGAATACTCAACACAAGGTACTACAGCAGCAAGTAGATATGAAACTCTTGTAACTAATAGATCAACCTATGATAGAGAAGCAAAAGAATCTTCTAAACTAACCATACCTAGTTTGATACCAGAACAAACATCAGGTACTAGAGCTAGGATCAAGACACCTTTTCAAGCTACTGGTAGTCGTGGTGTTAATTCCTTATCGAATAAATTATTAATGACTTTGCTTCCTCCAAGCACAGCATTTTTTAAATTAGAAATAGATAGTCTTGAAATAAAAAAACAAGGACAAGAAGAATTACAAAGTGAATTAGATAAAGGGTTACGCACAATAGAAAATGCTCTGATGAATCAGATAGAAATATCTAATGATAGGGTTGCTATGTTTGAAGCACTCAAGCATTTAGTTGTATCAGGTAATGTTCTTTTATATTTAACAGATAAAGGATTAAAAGTATATCCACTATCTAAATTTGTTTGTAAGCGTGATGCCTTTGGTAATATATTAGAGATCTTAATTAAAGAAACAATACATCCACAAGCTTTACCTCTTGAGTTCTTAGAACAGATCAAGAAGAAAGAGAACTATGATGAAAAGACAATGGATAGTGACCTTGATATATACACATACGTCAAGAGAGTCAATGATGACTTCATGTGGTATCAAGAATGTAAGGGAGAAAAGATACCAAATACTGATGGCAGATCAAAGGTAGATGTATCTCCTTTTATTTGCCTCAATTTTATTCAAGTGGATGGAGAAGATTACGGAAGAGGATACGTTGAAGAGTATCGTGGCGACTTAATTAGTCTTGAGTCTTTAATGCAAGCAATCATTGAAGGTGCTGCTGCTTCTGCTAAAACATTATTCTTAGTTAATCCTAATGGTGTAACAAGAGCAGCTACTATTGCTAAAGCACCTAACGGAGCTATAAGAGAAGGTACGGCAGCAGATATTTCTGTAATGCAAGTTGGCAAGAGTGCAGATTTCTCTGTTGCTTTTAGTGCAATACAAAGAATAGAAGCGAGACTTGAGTTTGCTTTCTTGATGGCAAGATCAGTACAACGAGAAGCAGAAAGAGTAACAGCAGCCGAGATAAATCTTATGGCACAAGAATTAGAGAATAGTTTGGGTGGAGTGTACTCAACTCTGACGCAATCTTTTCAACTTCCATATTTAAAAAGACGTATGCACATGTTAGTAAGACAAGGTAAGGTTCCTAAACTTCCTGATGATCTGGTTAAACCTAAGATAGTGACAGGACTTCAAGGACTTGGTAGAGGTAATGATAGGAACAAACTTATAGAATTTATTACGACTGTTTCACAAGCACTTGGTCCTGAGTCTATGCTTCAGTTTGTCAATGTAGACGAAGCCATCAAACGTCTTGCTACCAGTATCGGTATAGATACTGCTAACCTAGTAAAAACACAAGAAGAGATTCAAGCAGAACAACAAGCTGCTGCACAACAACAGCTTATTCAAAGTCTTGGACCTGCTGCTTTAGGTTCACGTTTATTAGATCCTAAAGTAAATGCTGAAGCTGGTCTAGCTGATGCACAGGCACAACAATTACAAGGAGGACAACCTGATGCCAACCAAGAAGCCCAGTAGAAAAAGAGATGACAACGGAAAGTTTATCTCTAAATCTGAAAAAGCAGTCGTCAGTCCAATAGGACAAAACGAAGAAAATCCTGTACCAAAAAAGTCTGGTGACACTACCACTAGACATGGCAGTACAATTCACTATAGTTAAAAGAAAAAACCACTATGACTTCATCACAAGTAAATGTATCTGAGACACCACCAATGTCTGCTGAAGATTTACAAACTTTAGCTAAAAATGAAACAGATGATAATGGTCTGATACTTGGTAAGTTTAAAACAGTAGAAGATCTTGCTGCTAGTTATAAAGAACTTGAAGGTAAGATTGGTTCTGTTACAGAAGAAGACCAACCAACTGAATCAACTGAAGAAGCAACTGGTGTACCAGAAGGATATGAAGACAACTATCTTGAAGATGGTACTATTGATTATGCTTCAGTTAATGAAAACTATGGTGAGACTTTAGGTGAGATATTTAAAGAAGCACAAATAGATCCTTATAAGATTAGTGCAGAGTTTCATAAGAATGAAGGTGAGATACCAGAAGAAATGTATCAATCTTTATTAGATGCAGGTCTATCAAAAAATGCAGTTGACTCTTACCTAACTGGTAGAGCAGCAGAAATGGGTTACGGAGAAGATGGACAAAATGCAGCAGAAGAAATTGCAACAGCAGAAGTTCAAGGCATTAGAGATTCAGTAGGTGGAGATGAATCTTATGGCAAGATGGTTGGTTGGGCTTTAGAAAACTTATCCAAACCTGAGATCGAAGCTTTTAATGATGCAACAAACACAATGTCTGGCCCTCAACTAGGTATGATGGTACAAGGACTTTATACTAGATACCAAAACGCTATGGGAGTTGAACCTAATTTAGTTACAGGTAGACCTGCTACAAGTGGACCTGTACCTTACAGATCTACAGCAGAAATAGTTACTGCTATGTCTGATCCTCGCTATGGTAAAGATGTTACTTATACCGAAGACGTACAAAGACGTGTAGGTGGTAGTAACGTAATTAATAATGGTCGTTAATTATGAAGAAAGGTCTTTACTACAACATCAATCAAAGAAAGAAAAAAGGTATTAGTCGTTCTAAAAAGAAAAGTACTATTACAGATAAAGCTTATGCAAACATGAAAGCTGGTTTTCCTAAAAAGAAAAAGAATAGAGATAGTTTAAAGATTAAATAATAATGCTATATTTTAAATAGCTCACATCTTTTATGTCTAAAGGAGTATCTCTTACCAAGAAGGACAAAGACCCTACAGGGGGTCTGACTGCTTCTGGTCGTAGGAAATATAACAAAGCAACAGGTGGAAACTTGCAAGCCCCTGTTACTAAAAAGACAGGTCTTTCGGCTAGACAAAAATCAAGAAGGAAATCTTTTTGTGCAAGAATGTCTAAGTCAAAAGGACCATTAAAAAAAGATGGAGAGTTAACTCGCAAAGCCCTTGCACTACGCAAGTGGAATTGTGGGTCAGTATAAATTAACAAAGCGTAAATCTAAATATCCTTGTGCCTGATGCGTCAGATACCACTTGAGAGAAAGGATTGAAACGAAGTTAGTTTCTCAAATTTGTAAACACTAATCAAGGAATTTTATTATGGCTAACGCCACAGTCTCACGCCTTGGTCTGGTTAACAATAGTGGAACATCTTATGATGCTCTATTTTTAAAGGTATTTTCTGGTGAGGTTCTTACAGCCTTTGCTAGAAACAATATCTTTAATGAAGCACTTCATTCAGTTCGTACTATTACAAGTGGAAAATCAGCACAGTTTCCTGTCCTAGGAACTGCGACTGCTGCTTACCATACAGTAGGCAACCCACTCGTAGGAGCAAACCAGATCAAAGCAAATGAAAAGATTATCACAATAGATGATCTTCTAATTGCACAGAGTTTCATTGCGGACATTGATGAACTTAAAAATCACTATGACGTAAGGGCTACTTATGCTGATGAGCTAGGTAAAGCACTTGCAAAAACATATGATGAAAACGTAGCCAAGCAAATTGCTAATGCTTCCAGAGCTTCTACTACATTAAGTGGTGGTAATGGTGGTCTTGTATTGACACTTGCTAATGGTAATACTGCTTCAGCAAACGTTACTGGTGATGAGATAGCAGCAGCTATCTATGATATTGCACAGACATTTGACGAAAGAGACATTCCTCCAACAGATCGTTTTTGTGTACTACCACCTGCTGAGTACTACAAACTTGCTGAATCTGCTACTAGAACTGTAGACGTTGACTTTAACCCACAAGGTAATGGTTCGTTTGCTTCTGGTAAGGTACAACAAGTTGCTGGCATCCCTGTAATGATGTCTAACAACGTACCTCAATCAAGTAGATCAGCCGTCACAGGTGAAACCAATGCTTACAACGGTGACGATAGTAAGACTATTGGTCTTGTCTTCCACAAGTCTGCTGTTGGTACAGTAAAACTTATGGATATGACAACTGAGATCTCAGGCTCCGACTACGGAATTATGTATCAAGGTACATTAATGGTTGCAAAATACGCACTTGGTCATGGAATCCTAAGACCAGAATGTGCAGCTACTATTAAGTTATCTGCTTCTTAATTTCAATTTATAGGGTATCTTATTATTAGATACCCTTTTTTTTATTATCATGCCAGAAGGAAAAGCTTACAAAATTAGTAAAAAGAAAAAGAAAAAAAAAGGTGGGAGAGATTCACTTAAAATAAAAAAGTACTAGACAATGACTGTAGCTGCAACCACTGAACTTGAAGCTGTCAATATAATGATGGCTGCCATAGGTGAATCACCTATTAATACTTTAACAGGAACATTACCTGCTGATGTGGTAATGGCACAATCTACTCTTACTGAGATAAGTAAAGAAGTACAGTCTGAAGGTTGGTCTTTTAATACTGAAATAGATGTAACCCAACAAAGAACAAATGGTACAAATCATATTGATTTAAGTACTGATGTTTTAAGAATTGATCCTAATATTCATCAACACCCTACGATTGATGCAATACAAAGAGGACTTAAGTTATACGACAGATTAAATAATACTTATATATTTAGTGAAGATCTTATTTGTACTATTGTTTATTACAGAACTTTTGTCGAAATACCAGAACCAGCCAGAAGATATATAACAATTAAATCTGCTCGTGTTTTTGTTGATAGGCTTGTTGGTGATGAAGGTTTAAGAACTTATACAGAACGAGATGAGACAAGAGCTAGAGCAATATTAATGGAAACAGATCTTGCTAATGCAGATCATAATTTATTAAGAGGAGATCCTTCTTTAACAAGTATCTTTGATACTTACAATCCTTCTAGTGCTTTAATTAGATAATTATGTCTGTCGTTTCAAGATCAATACCTACATTATTAAGAGGTATATCACAATCTTCTGATGCTTTAAAGCAACCAGATCATGCTGATATACAAGACAATGCTGATAGTAATCCTGTTCTTGGTCTTACAAAACGAAGCGGCTTTCAATATGTAACTGCTTTATCTTCTTCTACTCTTGGTAATGTTCATATACAAACTATTAATAGAGATGTAAACGAAAGATATGTAGCTGTATTTAGTAATGGCAATGTACAAGTTTTTGATTTAGCAGGTAATTCTATTAATGTTAATAAACCAGATGGTACTGCTTACTTAAATACTTCTACACCTAGAAGTGTACTTAAGACAGTTACTATTGCTGACTATACATTTGTGGTTAACACCAGTATTACAGCAGCTATGGACACTACTCTTAGTTCTGGTACTGGAACAAAAGCAATTATATTTATAAACCAAGCAACAGCAAATACAACGTATTCTGTAACTATAGATGGAGTTACAGTTACCGATAATACTTCTGGCGATTCAACTCTTAGTACCGATACAATAGCTAATGATTTACGAAGTGGTCTTAATTCTGGGTTGACAGGTTTTACTATTGCTAGAAGTGGTCCTGTTTTATATGTAAGAAAAAATGATAATTCTGATTTTTCTATAAAAGGTACAGATACACAAGGCAGCAGTAAGATGACAATATTTAAAAATTCAGTACAAAGGTTTACTGACTTACCTACTATTTCTCCTAATGGTTATGTAGTAGAAATAAAAGGAGATGACGATACAGATTTTGATAATTACTACGTTAAGTTTGTTACTAACAATGGAGAATCACTTGGCGAAGGACAATGGGAAGAAACTGTACAAGCTGGAATACCTTTTAAATTTGACTACGATAAAATGCCACACGTTTTGGTAAGACAAGCTGATGGTAATTTTAGATTTGCAAGAGTAGATGGTGATAGTTATAACGTAACAATAGATGGTGTAACAACTCCTTATACTTTACCCAAATGGGGTGAACGTACTGTAGGTGATGTTGTATCTGCACCTGATCCTTCTTTTATTGGTAACACAATTAATAATGTATTTTTCTTTAGAAACAGATTAGGATTTTTAGCAGGTGATAATGTAATACTTTCAAGAGTATCAGAGTTTTTTAATTTTTTTCCTGAGACAGTTGTATCTGTTCTTGATAATGAACCCATAGATGTAGCTGCTTCTCATACAAAAGTAGCGATACTAAAAAGTGCAGTAACTATGGGAGAAAGATTAATACTTTTTTCAGAACAAACACAGTTTGTATTAGCCAGTTCAGCAGATAACTTAACTCCTAAGACAGCTAACGTACTTGTTGCAACTGAATTTGAAAGTAGTGCAGCAGCACAACCTGTTCCTTCTGGTAGTTCTATTTATTTTTTAACAAAAAAAGGTTCTTTTGCTGGTATAAGAGAATATATTATTCAAGGAGAATCTCAAGTAAGAGATGCAGCAAACATTACTATTCATGTACCAAGACTGATACCAAGTAATATTTTTAAAATGGCAGTATCAACTAACCAAGATATTCTTGTTTTACTAGGTACAGACAATCCAAATAAATTATATGTATATAGATGGTTATATGGAGGAGATGGACAGAAAGCTTTAAGTAGTTGGTTTACTTATACGATAAATGCTAATAGATCTATTTTAAATGTAGATTTTATTGGTACTGATTTGTTTGCAGTAGTAGAAGAAGCTAATAAAGTAACACTAGAAAAGATACCTTTTGAAACTGAATTTAATGAAGCTAACGCTACTTTTGAATATCACTTAGATCATAAGGTAACAGAAGCAACTACAGGTGTCAGTACCGCTTTTAGTAGTGGTGTAACTACATTTACAGTTCCTTATAGGTTAAGAGCTAACATGAATATTATTGGTCGATTCTTAGCAAGTAATGAAACAAGTACTTATGTTGATAGTAATGGTACGACTAAAACTTTAGAAGAAGGTTCAGTAATACAAACCACAAACTCTACTGATGGTTCTACTTCTACTATTACAGCTACAGGAGATTATAGAAATAGTAAATTTATTATTGGTGAACCTTATGAAATGCACTATAGATTTAGTAAACAAAGATTAACAGAACAAGGTGCTGGTAGTCCTGAGTATGCTAGTGGTAGATTACAAATACATTTCTTTTATATTAAATATGAAGATGCTGGATTTTTTAAAGTAGAAGTAACACCAGAAAATAGAAGCACATCTACTTATGAATTTACTGGCAATATATTAGGAGCAGCATCTAGTACGATAGGACAGATTAATTTAGATACAGGTACGTTTAGAGTACCTATTATGAGTAAGTCTGATAGGGTAAATGTAGATATTAAAAACAATACGTTTCTTCCTTCACGATTAGCAAGTGCAGAATATGAAGGTGTATTTCATATAAGGAGTAGAAGAATATAGTGGGCTATTTAAGAAAAGCAAAACTAAAAGATTTTAAATTTGTAATGGATAACATGAGACATATGGATAGATTAGAAGCAGAATACCAAACAGGTATGACACCAGAAGATGCTCTTAGTTATACCTTTTTAGGTAGTAAAACTAATATGACTATTGCTTCTGATGATGACCAACCAATAGGATTATGTGGAGTACAAGAAGATGGTTGTATATGGATGGTTGCTACAGATGAATTGTTTGATAATAAAAAATATAGAATACAATTAATAAGACAAGGTAGAAATTGGGTTGATAATCTACTTGAGTCTTATAATATACTTTATAATTATGTATATGCAGAAAACACTTCTGCTATAAAATGGTTAAAGACTCTTGGATTTACTTTTATAAAGTTACATGAGAACTATGGTTATCAAAAAAAACCTTTCTACGAATTTCTGAGGATTGCCTAGATGTGTGTTGCAGCATTGCCAACATTAGGATTAAGCACAGGTGCGACAACAGCGTTATTTGCAGCAGGTTTAGGTCTTACTGCTGCTAATGCTTTTGCTCAAAGATCTGCTGCTCAAAGTGCAGCTAATCAAACTTACAACCAAGCATTATTAGCACAACAATCAGCAGAAGATTCAAAAAGATTACAACAACAAGCACTAGCAGAACAAAAATCAGAAACAGAAAAATCTAAAGCACAAGATATATTTGCAAAAAACATTGAAGCTTTGCAAGCAAGTCGATCTATAATAGCTTCAGAACAAGCTGGTACAACTGTAGGATTATTATTAATGGATCAAGATAGGCAAGCTGCTAACTATAGAGAATCAGTAAATCAAACTTTAGAATCTGCTAGAAGACAATACGATAGAAATATACTTGCAACTGAAGCAGGGTATCAAAATCGAATAAATCAATTACAAAGTAATGTAAATCAAGCTTATAATCAAATTCCTTCTTTAGCGGGTACTTTGCTTAATGTAGCTACATCAGGTCTTAATTCCTACGTTTCTCTTTTACCAGACTAATGACATCTAGTTTTCAAAGTACAGCTTTTCAATCTTCCGCAAAACCTGTAGATACTTTTGTAGCACCGCCAAGTGTTTTACCTAAAACTGGTATAGAAGAAATTGCATCTGTTTTGGCTACTGTCAATCCAACATTACAAAAATTTATTAACCTTAAACTTGAACAAAACGAAAAAAAAGTTGATGTAAAATTAAAAAATTTAGCTTATGAACAAGTTTTTGAAAACGGTGAATTTGCTAAAACCATTAATCAAATAAGAGTAAAAGAAGGTGATGATGTTGCTAGACAATTGATAGGTGGGAGTTTTATTAGACAAAGAACTTTTGATAAGTACAAAACATTATTTGAAGCTAAAAAATTAGGTACTGTTTTTAATTCACAAAAGTTTACTGCATTTGATACAGATGAAATTGATTTAAATGGTCAACCAGTAAAAAGATTTCTTTATGAATATCCATCTAACTCAGAAACAGTCATGAATTGGAAAAACAGTCGTGTTAATCAAGCTATTTCAAAATTAACTAATGTTAGTCCAGACATTATTGAAGAACATTTTATACCAGAATTGCAAAAACAAATTTTAGATTTTGATGTTGAACATAATAAAGAATATGCAGAATTTCAATTTGATGACTTACTTAGTCAAGTTCCAGACAATATTAGTAGTGCTGCAACTTTAATACTTACCAACAAAAATGAAGAAGCAAAAGAATTATTAAATGGATTATTTAATGATTTTTATAAAACTGGTGTAACCAGAACAGATGCGAAACAAATGTTTAAAGACTCTCTTGATAATATTTTTGCAATTGGACAACAACTGCCAGTAACTTCTAAAAAAGCACAAACACTTGTTCAAACACTTGCTGAAAATATTCCTTACGGAGCAGGTGGTAAAAATAATTTAACCGATCATCCAGATTATCAAGAAAAACTATCAGAATTTATTGTTGAACGTGAAGATAATATTGGTAAAAAGTTGAAAAACGATAAGGTGATTAAAAACTTATTAAATGAAAAACAAATTGACGAAGAAATGATTACAATTGCTAATTTAAAAACTTCTCAAGAAAAACAAAATGCTTATGCAAAACTATTAAAAACTCCAGAATATGCCAATAACTTAAAATATATTCAAGAGAGAGGAAAACTTGACAATTATGAATTAAGACAAGAAGCAACAAGGCTTAGAAATAATTGGTTATCACCTCAATACGATCCAAGTATAGGACAATCTTTAAATCAAGTTAACTCATTAAGAAATTCTCATGGAACTTTAGATGCAGAAGCAGAAGATATTTTAGAAGATTTAGAAACCTTTGCACGAAATGTAAAAGGTCTTGGTGAAAATATTCAGTCAGATGTAAATGCTGTTATGAAATATGCAGATACACAGATAGGAAGTGCAGGTAGTTGGGTACAAAAAATAACAGGGGTAAAAGTTGATAATACTCAATCTACTTTAATTAGAAGAAAACTTGATCAAGCATTTAGAGATTATTATGAAGAAGTTATGACAGTTACTGTAAGTGAAGATTATACAGGTTTTGCTCCAACAGAAAGACAACGTGATAAAAAACGACAACAGTTTATTGATCAGATACTTTCTTCATTAGAAGTTGAAGGATATGAAAATGATTTAATAGAAAAAAAATATCCAATAGAACAACATGGCAGCAACCCATTCGCAAAACCAAAAGTACTAAAAAGCAAAGTTTCTACAGGCAACGAACCGACAAATAGCGAGGTAAGTGATTTTATGGCAGCAGAGAAAGGAGCAGCTAGTGAAATATCAGATGAAGAAGCTAGACGAATCATTGAAGCAGAAGATGCTGCTGACGAACAACCTACAATACAAGTAAGAAAAGGAGATACTTTGTATGCTCTTTCACAGCTTTACGATACATCAGTCGAAAAAATTAAAGAAGTTAATGGATTAATTAGTGACACGATTGATATAGGTCAAGAACTAATCATGCCAACAATAAACAAATTAGTGAATACAGTTGGTGATACTGTAATACCAGAAGATCAAACTAAGCCTGTTAAAAAAAGTGTTCTTGATGAAATAGATGTTACAAAAACTTTTAGTTATGATTCTCTTTATAGACTTGCTTTAGAAGTAGGTTTTCCTCCTCAAGACGCAAGAATAATGGCAGCAATAGCTTTAGCAGAATCTAAGGGTGATGCTCAAATAGATACTGTTGCTTCTGGTACAGATCCTAATAAAGAAAATGAATTTAGTTTAGGTCTTTGGCAAATAAATGTAATTAAAGAATATCAAGCAGAACGTTTCCCACTATTTAATATCAAGAGTCCACAAGAACTATACGATCCACTAACCAATGCCAAGGCAGCGTTTATACTTTACGATAGAAGAAAAGAAAACGAAAAGTTTAATGATTGGTCTACTTATACGGACGGAACGTATAAAGATTTTTTACCCAAAACTGACTAACAATGACTGATTCCAACTTAATTCCTCAAGAAGAAGACAAAGAAAACACTGTACCAGAAGGTGCTTTCGGTATTGGGTCTAAAGAAACTGACGATTTTTCTAGAAACGAAAAACTTAGAAATACTGGTATTAAAGATATTCCAAGAGTTTTAAGAGAAAAGTTATTTGAACAGTCTAGTGCTGTTTTATTTGACACACAGATAAAAAAGAAGCAGATAGAAGAATCAAAAGAAATTATTGAAGTTGGAGATTCGGCTGTAAGAGGAACAATGGCTGGTTTAGGAGGAATAGTAAATGAAGGTAGAAATATTTATGACTATGTTGCTGGCAATCCATACAACCCACAACCTGTAATTGATCTTAAAGAATTAGGTATTGAGCAAGAAGACAGCGACCAAGATTTTACATATCAAGCTTTTAAATTTGGCAGTCAATGGGTACTACCATACTCAGGTTTAAATATTGGATTGAAAGGTATTGCTGGTATAAAAATGGTTAAAGGGCTGGGAATGGGTAATACCTTTGTAAGAAGTTTTACAGCAGGTGCTGCAACTGATTTCATTGCTTGGGATGCTTTTGATGAAAATTTGTTTAATACAGCACAAGAAGTCTTACCAGAAAGTTATTTAGATCCAATCTTTGAATATTTAGATGCTCCAAAATTAGAAGATGCACAAGGTAATGAAGAACGAACAAGAGCTTTATATGCACAAGGTAAACTTAACAGACTTATTGAAGGTGGTATTTTTGGTGAAGGTATAGCTCTTGTTGGCAAAGGGGCAGGTTTTGTCAGTGGTAAAGGTATTCAAACCCTAGTTGACGCAACAATGAGTGCTGATGAAAAGATAGCTGCTCAAACGTTAAAAGGATTAAATGTTTTTGAACATATAAAAAATGATCCAAAACGCTTAGAAGCTTTTCGTAAATGGAAAAATAAATTAGATAGAAAAATATTAAAAAACACAAGAAAGTTAGACCCAGAGGTTGAAGCGTGGGCAAGAAGTTCTGATGATTCAGTTGATGCTTTTAAACAACAACTTAAAAATGACAGAGATACATTACCACCAAGAAATATTGATGGAGAAGAAATTGATCCAGAAGGTTTTTATGGTATAGAAACAGATGAGCAGTTTGATGATGTTTTTAAACCAGTAGATAGACCACCAGTAAAACCTTACAAAACTAACCTTGAAGCTAAACGTGGGTTAAGCAGAGGTGCTGATAATTTAAAGAAAAGACTTAGGTTAGAAGTTAATACAAAAGGTGCTGATCCTAATGAAGTTGAAGCAATAGAAACATTTATCGACACTATTGGCGAAAGAATGTTTGATAAAGAAGCATTGTCAATTACTACAAAA